GTTGTTATCTTGTAAGAATCTATGAAAGTCAGGTTGTATAACATTGTCAAAGTTTTTTTCTAGATCATTATAGATCATTGCTTTGGTAAAGCGGTTGTTTATCTTCATTGTATTTGTAAGATAATCACCACCTATTTTATCACCTGTTCTATACGCTTCATGGCGTAGATTCATAAACTCCTGAGAGTTAGCTTGACTCTTAAGATTACTATGAAGTTTATTTATCTCAGCAAGCTTGCCCGATTGTATTAATTCATTAAAGTCATCTATAGCTCCAGTCTTTGCCATGTACAGCTCTGACTGTTGTACTAACCCTTCAAAACTTTTAGCTAGAGTAGGAGACAAGCCAGCCCATACTTTGGCTAGCTTATCATTTTCTGCTGCTTGTCTTTCGTGATTCTTAATTCTAACTTCAGCGTTTTGCTTGATAGCTTTTTCACGTAGCTGACGAGGTTTTTGTACCTCAATATCATTGAGTAGCTTTCTGTTGTTTGCTTCTTTTGCTTCTTTGCTTTCTAGATCGGAAATACGTTGTCTAGATTGAATACGGTTCTGCTCTTCCAGTCCCTTCAGAGCTTGGACTCTTCTGTCACTTTCCTCTTGCATGGCACGTATGCCAGTATCCAATTTTAGATTTCGATTTCTACCACCAGAGGCGTACCTCTTGTAGTTTTTTGCTAATGCCATTATTTATTATTTAGGAGTAAAGGCTGATATAACACCTGTTGCTGCTCCAGCTAGGCTAGTTAAACTTGTACCCCATACCTGTGCTGCCGCTGCTGATGGAGATATCATAGCTCCTCTGATTGGCTCTGGTCCAAAGTCATAGTCTCCATATACTCGTGGGTACATAAACTGTGCTTGTGGGGTAGGTAGTGGTTTTATCGGCATAGGTAATACACCGGGGTCTAACATCTTAGCTGCATAAGCATTTAGGTCAGACACAACTCGCTCTCTTCCGATGGCTCGTATTGTGCTGTTTGCTTCTTGTGTAGCACTGTCCAAAGACAGGTCTAGCAATGTCATTTTAGTTCCAGCTTGTAATAAAGCTGCTGATGTAAGCTTGTCAGCAGTTCGACCAGTAACACCCCTTGCTCGGATTGTACCTTCTGCTTGCATAGCTTCTAACATTGCATCGTTTTGTTCGTATAGATTTTGTGTAGTTATCTCTTGTAACTGACGTCTTTCGTTAAGTCTTGCATCACGCTCTTCAAGTGCGTTTACACCAAGCTGATTAAAGTATATATCTTCAGACTTTTGATACATCTTTTCGTTTGTTTCTTGCTGTGCATTACGTATCTGAAGATTGTAATTATAGCTCTGTGCATTTTGTGCATCTTTATAAGCTGCAAGCTGTCCTTCGTTCTTAGCTCGTTGTTCTATTTCTTGTACAGCAAACTCACGATCAGCAATCGCAGCATCTTTTTGCATCTGCCATGCTTGCTTGTCGTATTCGTACTGTGCATCTACCGCAGCATTACGATCTCCTTGTGCCTGTTTAGCTGCGTCAGAGCTTTTCTTTGCTCCGTATAACCCAATAGCTCCACCTACAACTGGTGCTAACCATGCCCATGAGCTTTCCACACCTGATGTAGATAGCTGTTGGTTCAGCATAGCTTTGCCCGGGTTTGAAGACATGTTAATATCAGCATCCGTCATCGGGACGCCGAAATCATTCATCATCATATTAAGTTCTCCTGTAAAATCTAGGTGAGTATATTCCTTCCCACATCATAGAGTTTAGAGAGACTGGGAATGGCGAATCATTAAATAATCGCAATGTAAAATTATCTGGTCTTTGGTGTATAGGTAATGTAAATACAGTCTGGTCTGACACAGCAATGTCATTAGCTAGATAGTTGTCAGCCATAACAACTGGGTTTAGACTATACCACTCATCAAGATATATAAGTATCTTTACACCATTACCCGGTGCAGAGTTAAATGTAATCTTAGGTACAATACCACTTGTAGTATCTACAGTGAATGCTGTAGTTACCACGTTATCTAACTTGACTTTAATTTGGTCATCATCTACATAACTTAGGTCTTCATCTATCCAGTTATATACTGTAGTAGTTCCATCACCTGTGTACTCACGTTTACCTTGACGTATACCTTTAGACTTTAATTTAAAACCCATAACTCCTGACAATCCTACAGCAAACTTCATACGAGCTATTGTAAGATTAGCAGTAAAGTCACTACGTCTCATTTCATCATCTATCTTATAATAAGTCTTAGGTAATATAACATCAAAATCAAACTTATATCCTACAATAACATCACTTGCTACACTTGTCAAGTTTTTAAATGGTACTTTAAAATATGTTTGACCACTTCTAGCACCACTGGATTCTACTACACGCTCTGGAGATATAGTAAATCCAGACTCAATAAATTGACCTGTAGCTGTAGTACCTTTAATAACTAGAACAGGTGTCAAATTAGTAGCATCGTTGTATGGTATAAAACATTTACTAAACTCACCAGTTGTATCAAACTCTACGTGAGAAGATGTAGCATATAAATCTATACATGGATTTAGTTTTTGACCATCGTTGTTAACAATAATAGCATCGTCAGGACTCTGACTTAAACTAGCTTTGCTAAGTGTAAACTGTCCACCCTGTTTTGTTACAGCAAAAAATTCGTCAGAATCTGCTGCGATGGTTTGTACATTACCGGGTGCTTCCCAGTTAAACCATGTTTGAAGTTTTACATCTTTACCTTCGGCATACTGTCTAAAGAAATATATGTATCTTGTACTTTGTCCTGAGAACGCAATAAACTGGTTCTGAGCACTTGAGATTAATGTATCAACTGTAGCTGGTATCCATTCGTTTACAACTCTACCAATGTCAGCTACCTGTGGGTTTTCGTTTTCTCCACGTGTAACCATAGCGAAGACTCTAGTATAACTAGGTGTCTTACTAATAAAGTTGATTGTTGTACCAGTATCAACAGGGTCAATAATCGTATCCATCTCATAGTTAGCTATGGTACGTATCACTGTTTTAGCTGGTGTTAATATACCATCGCCAGCTCCCATAAGAAACTGTTGATTAGCACTAAATAGTACTAGACCCTGAGTAGATGGTATTACACTATGAAGTGCAACAGGTTTAACTGTACTTGCACTAATGTCAATAGGATCTGAGTCTGTAACTGTCTGTGCAGATGTATGATAGAAGTTAAAAAACTTAGCTGACTGACTCATAGAAACTGTGTCACCAGATAAGAAACCTAGTCTGTTGTTGTGAAAAAAAGACTGAGTTATTTTATTACCTACAAATGATGGGTGTGAGTTAGTTTCATCATCACCTACAGCTCTTGCATCATATGTAATACGTTGAAATGTAAAGGCGTTAACAGCTGTATTTACGAGCTCATGTGGCATAGTAGCATTGTTAAGTCCTGTTGATGTATCAGGAGCTAACGTCTCTGCCCAGTAACCCGGTCCAGATGTACTATTGTTTGCTACATATTTTAGATAGTATTCTGATGTAAGTGCTCCAGAGTTGATAACTTTAACAACGTGGTTATGTACTGACTCACTTGGTAACTCATTTAAACTAGCAACTTGATCTTGAAATACATTTAATTGATTATTAAAAGCACCACCTGTACCAGTTAATGTAAACGAAGCACCTGTACGTACTAGACGTAGACTGTCTTTCAGTTTAGTAACTGTTAAGTTAGATACGTTTAAACCATCTATTCTACTTTTAAGTTCTGTTAGAACTGTATCATAAGTAGCATTGTTAGGTGATGTGTATGCTGAAATAGCTTGACCCGCTACACTAATATTATATGTAGTATCATTGGATACACCAGTTATTCTGACTGTGCCTTGTCTGTTAGCGTTAAATGTAGGGTCAGCATTTTTAGTTACTGTTGTAGTTTTGTTTGTAATTATAGATTTATCTTGTATTGTCAGTATGTCATAGTCTGTACGTGTTCCTGTAAGGTATGCCTGTGCCCCTGTACCGTACGTAATAGTAGCTGGGGCAAAGGTTACAGCGTTCCATACTGCAATCGCTCCTGTAGAGCCTCCTGACGCTGGTGTAATACACCCTATATATTTTTCTGTTTCAGTTCTTGATATAAAGAACCACTTAGAGTTGTCATATGTAGTGCCAGTACCTAGATTTCCTATGTGCTGAAACCCCGGTCTTTTTGTAAGACCAAAAGTTGGATCAGGATAGCCGTTGATACACTCCTCGACTTGACCGGGAAGTTTCTTATCATCAGATTGTCTAGATACTCCACCAAGATAATCGTCAACTCGCTGAGTAACTGCTGGCATTATCGTTGTAAAGCGTGAAATGGTTGATAGCTTTGATAGTAGTTTTGTGAATCTTGTGGATGTCCAAACATAGTAAACTGACCTTGCTGTGTTTCATACTCATTAGCCAAGACTCTCATTTCTTGTTCTTGTGCTCTGAGTCGTTTGTACTGGTCATCATCTCCTACTATTCTACCAGATACTAGGGTAGCTGCTCTGGCTGTTATATAATTTTGTATTGGTTCTGGTAAATCTACCCAGTCAAACTCCCATGTTATGTCACATTCAAGTTCATCAACATCCCATGTGTATGTATGATTTTGTCTGTCGTATAATTTACCTGATCTTCTCACAGCACTGAATGTCATGTTTTGTGAGTTTTCTGACAGCTTGACTTGTATCATATTGTTAGGTATTACAATCTGCTTGTCAGTATTAGTTGGTAATTTGTAGTGGTACTCCTTGTTAAAAGTCCATCCTTCAGATTGTACCTCTCGTGACACCTGTAATAGGGTAGCATAGGCAATCGCAACTTCCGGGTTGGTTTGGTCTAGTGTAGTTACAGGAGCCTGACCACAGGATGTAAGTATTTGATTTATAGCTGGTAATTCTTCAGCAGCATTTGTGGTTGGAAAAGGCATAATAAAAAAGGGGAGCCGAAGCTCCCGTATAAAAAATAAAAATTAAGCGTTAGCTGGGTATGTTGTACCGAATGCAGCGTTACCTGTAGATCCGACAGCAGCACCAGCGATTAACTCAACGCAAGCAGCAGGGTTTAAGAAGTCTGCTCCCATTGCGAGTCTACCGAGAATCACATCACCTTGGTAAACCACACTAACGTCTCCGCTTGTAATCTGAACCTGTGGTCCGATTGACTCTACAACACCGGCTCCTTCCTTTTGGAAGATAAGTCCGCAGCTGTTAGCGAAGTCAGAAGCGTTACCGTAGTTGTTGTTGATACCAGTTACAGAAGCTCTACCGTCTTCTGCTGCTTCACCAACGAATGATCCTACGTTTCCGGGGCTTGTTACACCGGGGTTTGTTGCAGATGCAGAACCATACTTAGTACCGTATGAGCCGAAGAATGGGATGTTCATTGACTTGTAGATCTTGATGCCTGCAATTTCAATGATACCTTGTCCTGACTGTAGTGCAGTACCTTGTGTATCTCTGTTGATAAGACCGTTAGAACCAACACCTTGTATTAATTCGTAGTACTGTCTTGGGTTCAACACAGCAACACGTCCTTCAGAGCTTACTCCCTTCTCATCTAACGCAGCGGCGGCGTCGTAGAAAGCGTTGATTAGGGAAGCTGGAACGTATGCGTCAGATGCTTGGTTGTTTGTACCAACTCTGATCTGTGTTCCGCCGGGCTCGACAAAGCCTGACTTAGTGATTGGAGAAGCTTGTCTAGCACCTTTAGCGATAGCTCTAAAGATTAGTCTATCGTATTTCTGTGCAAGAGCATATCCAATCTTCTTGGAAATTTCACCCCTTAACTCGTAGTGAGCAAGTGTTTCATCCAATTCATATACAAACGCAGAACTGATTAATAGATCGTCGATTGTAATTGTTTTCTCAGCTACTGGAGGTGCACCATCTGTGTTACCTAGTATGCTGTTGCCGGGTACGTGGTACTCAGCTTTTGTGTGTCCAGTGTAGACGAACTGAAGTGACTTACCGTTTGTAAGTGTTCTCTTCATTACAAGGTCTCTAGCGATTGCGTTGTGCTGGAAGCCTTTGAACATCTCTCCACTGAACAGCTTCAAATAAAGGGCACGGGCGTCGCCTGTGCTGTTAGATTGACCGGGGCGTGTAAGAGCCGTAGTCAATGTACTGTTCTGTTGAGCCATTGATATGGATTAGTTAAGATTGATATTGCTTAGTACTAATTTTTCTCGAGATTTTTTTGTGGTCTATCCCACCGTCTAGACGGCATGAGGTATCCGGCGTAC